ACTGACGGGTTGCTTATTGACTTTAAGAAAGACGGCACAACAGTCGGCAGTATTGCTTCTGAACTTGGACAGTTCTCTTTAAACGCCGCTTCTTCCGGTTTTCTTTCAACAGCAGGAACGGTCAGATACAAATGGGATAGCTCTCAATTTTACCCTAGTGTAACTAATTCTCGTAACCTAGGGACTGCCGCCTTTAAATGGAAGGACATTTACGCTACTAACGGTACCATTCAAACCTCTGACCGCAATGAGAAGCAAGACATTGAAGCATTGTCTGACGCAGAGCAACGGGTAGCTGTAGCGGCTAAAGGTTTACTACGTAAGTTCCGCTGGATTGATGCTGTAGAAGCTAAAGGTGACGACGCACGTATCCACTTCGGTATCATTGCTCAAGACCTACAAGACGCATTTACTGCTGAAGGCTTAGACGCTGGACGCTACGCAATGTTTATTAGCACTACATGGTGGGAATCTACAGAGGTTATCCCCGCAGTAGAGGCTCAAGAGGCTGTAGTAGACGAGGAAGGTAACGTCGTTGAAGAAGCTGTAGAAGCGCAAGAAGAGCGTACAGTAGTACATACTCATCAGACTGCTGAAGAAGCCCCTGAAGGATCTGTAGAGCGTACACGACTTGGTGTTCGTTATTCTGAACTTCTTGCATTCATCATAGCGGCAATCTAAGGAGTCTAACTAATGATGGAAACTATTTCTGACATTGCCAACATAGCAACAGCCGTTATCTCAGTAGCGTCTATCATTGCGGCTGTAACACCTACGCCTAAAGACGACGTATGGATAGCTAAGCTGTACCGTTTCATTGACATAATGGCTATTAACATTGGCAAGGCAAAGCAGTAAGGATTGACTATGACTCCTGTAGACGAAGCATTAGCACGTTTAGACAAGCATGAGGCTGAGTGTGCCTTACGGTACGAGATGATTCAGTTGCAGCTTGATGAGCATAACAGACGCTTTGATAAGCTAGAAAAGATGATGCAGGGTGGTTTTGCTTCTATTGCTGTCATTATAACTGTGGCTATTGCTATCTTGGAGTTTGCTAGGTAATGAACATCAATGAGTCAACAGACATAACGATACCCATACGTAATCTAATTGCTATGGTTGTTGCTACGTCTATTGCAACGATGGCTTACTTTGGTATTCAAGAGCGGTTAAACACAATAGAACACGCCTTTGATAAGTCCCAGATGGAAATAGAGCGTAACACTGAGTTTCGTATTCTATGGCCTCGTGGAGAGCTTGGATCATTACCTGATGATGCTAGGCAGGACATGATGATTGAAAGCATTCAGATTGACGTTATAGGTCTAAGGCAGATAGAAGAAGAAGTACATGAGTTAACAATACGCATAGGTACTATCGAAGCACTATGGGGGCAGGAGTCAGAATGATACAAACATTTCTTGGCCCTATTGTTGATCTTGTTGGTGGTCATCTGCAACGCAAGGCAGAAGAGAAGAAGGCTGTACACGAGCGTAAGATGGTAGCGATACAGCAGGACGCTAACTGGGAAAACATCCATGCTAACAACGCAAGCAGTTCATGGAAGGACGAGTGGTTTACTATCTTGTTTTCAGTCCCATGTGTACTTGCGTTCTTCCCTAGCATGGTGCCTGTAGTGATGAATGGGTTTGCTGCTTTGGACGCTATGCCTGAGTGGTACAAAGGTTTTCTGGGTGCTGCTGTGGCAGCGTCGTTTGGTCTACGTGGCCTAGCTAACTGGAAGAAATAATTATGGCACGACGACCTATAACAGGAATGCTTACTCAAAACTCCACAAAACCCGTGGGGCTGCCTAGTGCGGCGTTACCTCCAACTATAGCAGAAGAAGAAGAAGTTTTTTCTGACACTGATTCTTTTGTAACTCCACAAAATAAACCAGCGCCAGAAACTAAAAATACTCCTGCTGCTCCTGCTGCTGCTCCTTCTACTCCTACTACTGCTGCTTCAGAAAGTGCCCGTTTGTTTCCTTATGTCACGGACGGAACAGACTTAAGAGGTGGACAGTCTAGAGCGCCTTGGTCTGAACAAGATATTCAAATGCTTACTGAAGCAGAGTTGCGTGATGTTTTTAAAGAAGATAAGCGACTACAAGGCCAGTACAATAGCGTAGATAACTACATAAGTTACATGAATGATTTTATGGACATTGTAGACGCTAACCCCGAACAGTTTAATTGGTGGGACAGCGCAGTACCTTACAGCATTGATACTATGCAGTTTGCGGAGAGGTATGACTTAAACGACGAAGACGCTCGTATGGGTTCTGGTGAACGAATTGATGCGTCAAAAGAAGCATACCGAACATCAGAAGAACGCTTTAACAATTTAATTTCTTCTCCTGAAATGTCAGCTTTACGTGACCAATACAATTTAACGTCTCAGTTTCAAAATTCAGATGGTGATACTTTTTCTTTTAACGGAATTAACTTTACTGAAACTTATGAGGTAGATGACTCAGAAGGCCGTTTTATTGAACCAATAATGAATCTTGCAAATACAGTAGCGTTGGGTTTAGCTACAGGAGAAGTAGGATCTGTTTTAGGCCCTTCTCTTACAGGTGGAACAGCAGCTTCTGCAACTGCATCAGGCACTTTTGCACAAGGAGCAGTAAATAACATTATAGGCGGAGCTATCAATCAAGGACTTACTACAGGTTCTATAGATGCTTCTGAACTAGCAACAGCAGGTATTGTAGCAGGTATTGGAGGCGTTGCTGAAGGTATAAAAACAGGAGAACTAGCAGGGACTGCTGCTTCTGACGCAATTAATAATCTTTCTGAATTAACAGGGTTACCAATAAACGAAACAACAGATATTGTTAAAAACCTTGCAACTGGGGCTATTACCGGAGATGATCTTGAAGGTATTGCTATAGGAGCAGTTCAAGGATTTACTTCCGGACAGATTAAAAATGTACTTAACGAAACATTTGGTGATGAAATAGATATTGAGAATGTATTTGATGAAGGCACAACGACTATTCCAACTTCAGCTTTAGATTCTCTTGTTGACACAGCCGTAAATGCAGCTTTTGAAGGAGAAGTAGAAGTACAGGATGTTTTAAAGTCTGTTGCCGAATACGCACAAGAAGGTGGCTCTTTTGGTTTCCTAGACCCCGGTTTAGACTTACCTGACATTGACGGAGATTTATTTGGTGATCTTGGTTTTATAGAAGACGCTTTAAGAACAGTAGGAAGAGAAACCGAAGATGTAGTGAGGAGCATAGGAAGTGAAATAGACGATGAAATTATTCAGCCCTATGTTAGGCCCACTGCTAGAGCAATAGATAAATACGTAATACAGCCTGTTTATGAAAATGTTGTACGTCCTTTAGATGAAGCTGTTGTTCAACCTACCCGTGAAGTAGTCAAAGACGTTGAAGACGTAATTAAAGAGGCAGTACCACAAGGGACAACACCGGAGTTTGTTAAAACAGACTTCCCTAGCGTTGACTTACCTAGCGTTGACTTACCTAGCGTTGACTTACCAAGTATTGACTTTGGAATGCCTCAGCTTGCTGGAGGAGGAGGAGGAGGAGGTATGTTTGACCCGTACAGTACTAACATAGGTTACGGCCCAGTTCAACTACAACAGTTAATAACGTCTCCATACGGCGTACAACAGCCAGCACTAAAGGATTATGAGTTAGCAATGAATGGTATTTTAGCTAGAAACTCAGGAATGATGTCATGACATATTTAAACCTAGTAAATAATGTTTTAAGAAGAATGCGAGAAGAAGAAGTTGCTTCCGTTTCTTCTAACACTTACAGCAAGATGGTAGGTGACTTTGTTAACGATGCAAAACGAACAGTAGAAGATTCTTGGGACTGGTCTGCACTTAGAACTACCTTAACAATTTCTACTACTAACGACATTTTTAACTACGTACTTACAGGTAGCCAGAACAGAATCAAAGCTCTTAACGTAATCAACGATACAGCTAATGTGTTTATGGAATACAAGACAGCTACGTACTTTGACGAAGTTTACCTTGTGTCTGATCCTGTCAAGGGTGCGCCTAAGTACTACTCGTACAACGGTGTTGACAGTAACGGTGATACGCAGATTGATATTTACCCAGTACCAGAAAAAGAGTACACCATTCGTTTCAACTGCGTTAAGCGTACTGCTGACTTGTCCGCTGATGCTGACGACTTGTTAGTACCGTCTATGCCTGTAATGCACTTGGCTATTGCTTTGCTGGCTCGTGAACGTGGTGAGACAGGTGGTACGTCTGCTCCTGAGTACTTTGCTATTGCTGACCGTTATCTATCTGATGCTATTGCATTGGACGCTCAGAAGCACCCAGAAGAAGTAATCTTCTATACCCCGTGAGGTAACTATGGCTCAACAATTACAAAGCATTAATCTTGTTGCACCAGCCTTCAAGGGAATCAATACAGAAGATTCTCCGCTGGCACAAGATCCTTCGTTTGCCGACATTGCTGACAACGCAGTGATTGACAAGCGTGGACGTATTGCGTCACGTAAAGGTAACCTTGTTATCACAACGGACAAGACTGAGTTAGGCTCTGCGAAGATTAGAGCGATTAAAGAGTTTGAAGATAACGCAGGCAACACCAAGGTGTTTTCTGTAGGTAACAACAAGATACTTAGCGGTACTACAACATTGGTTGATGAGACTCCCGGTAGTTATACGATTACTTCTGACAACTGGAAGATGGTTAATTTTAACGACAAGGTTTATTTCTTTCAGCGTGGTTTTCAGCCTTTAGTGTATGACAACGCAGGAGGCGCTGTAGTCACTCTTAGCAGCGTTTCTGGCGCGGCTGGTGTTACTAGTGCTATGTACGGTAACGAGGTTCTAGCGGCTTATGGGAGGCTCTGGACGGCAGACGTTAATAACGACAAGTCTACTGTTTACTGGTCTGACCTGCTAATAGGCCATGACTGGTCAGGTGGCACTAGCGGCTCTATTAACTTATCTAAGGTCTGGCCTGACGGTTACGACGAGATTGTTGCATTAGCTGCACATAACAGCCTGTTAATTATATTTGGCAAGCACAGCATTGTTGTTTACCAAGGTGCAGAAGCACCAGCAACGATGGCATTAGCAGATACGGTAGCAGGAGTAGGTTGCGTAGACAGAGACACAGTTCAATACACGGGTACTGATGTGTTGTTCTTGTCGCATACAGGGCTAAAGAGCTTTGGCAGGACAATACAAGAAAAGTCCATGCCTATAACCAGCCTGTCTAGCACTGTATCAAAAGACATTATTGGCTTGTTGCAAAATGAAACTGGATTTTACCGCTCTGTCTACAGCCCTGAAGAAGGTTTTTATCTAATTACTTTTACTGCTCAAGATACAACTTACTGCTTTGACGTTCGAGGCACACTAGAGAACGGTGCATATCGTGTTACTCGTTGGCCCGGCACTGGCTTTACTAGTTACGGCAGACAAGATGATGGCACTCTGTTGATTGGTAACGGCAGTGGCATTAGTGAATACAGTGGTTACAGAGACAATGGAGAAACGTACCGCTTTAAGTACTACAGCCCCGGATTAACCTTTGGAGACCCTTCTAGGTTAAAGACACTAAAGAAGCTACGTCCTACAATTGTTGGTGCTAACAGTGCAATTATGTTTCTTAAGTGGGCGTATGACTTTGGTACGTTCTTTCAGACTGCAGAGTTTACCGTTGGTAATCAGGTAACAGGTTACTACAACGAAAGTGAGTTTAACAGTACAGCAGAATTTACAGGTGGTGATCTAACGTCACGACGTGGAATAAACACTACCGGAGGCGGTGGAGTTATAACAATAGGGTTGGAAGCGGACATAGACGGTTCAGGCTTGTCTCTCCAAGAGATTAACGTGTTAGCACTAATGGGTAAAGTACTATGAGTAATTATACAAAGACTACTGACTTTGCCGCTAAGGACAGTCTACCTTCTGGGGACAGCGGTAAAATCATTAAGGGCGCTGAGTTTGAAACAGAGTTTGACGCCATATCAACAGCTATCGCTACTAAGGCAGACCTTGCTTCACCGACCTTTACAGGCACAGTGACAATTCCTGCATTGACTTTTACAGGTACGCTGTCAACAGGAACGATTGATGGAGGTACTTACTGATGGGCGGCTTCGGACAAGGTAATTCAGGGCAAGGAGCTTTGGGATCAGGCCAATCTACTCCTACCGCAGCAGCTAGTAACAGCAATTTGTTTGATAGTATTGGTGATTTTTTAGGCGGTCTTGGTGGTTTTTTACAAGGAACTGGAGGAACTGCTTTAGCTGGAGCAGGAGGAGCAGGTCTTCTTTATGATGCTTATAAAGACCTTGGTGACATTGGTACACGGGGTTTAGAACTAGGTCAAGACTTAGCTACAACCCAGATGGGACAAGCGGCCTTTAGACCTTACACCGTAACTACTGCTACTGGTGGTCAGTTTGCAGCAGGTCCTGAGGGTTCTAGACTAGGACTGTCACCACAGGAACAAGCGATTCAACAACAGTTAGCAGGCCAAGCTGGTCAGTTGTTTGGTCAACCTGTAACAGGACAAGCTCAGTTAGCTCAGGCAGGTCTTGGTGCGTTAGGCGCAGGACAACAGCTAATGGGTCAACCTACGTTTGGCATGGCTCCTACTCAAGCTGCATCACAGCAAGCCTTTGGCCTAGGTGGTCAGTTCATGGGTGCTGCTGGAATGCAACCTGCTGATATAAATCTACTACGTGGTCAATTTGCAGGACAAGTAGGTGGACTATTAGGTCAACAGCCCAGCGCTGACATAGGACAGTTCGGTCAACAGGCATTAGGTCTTGGTATGCAAGGACTAGGTACTACTGCTCCTGAAGACGTAGAGGCTTTGCGTAGACAGTACGGTGGTTTAGCAGGACAAGCAGCACAACAAGTACTACAACCTACTGCAGGACGAGAAGCAGATGTATTTGAGCGTATACGTGCTACACAACGTCCCGGAGAAGAGCGTCAGCGTCTTGCATTAGAGGAGCGGTTAGCAGCCCAAGGAAGACTAGGTACGTCCTCAGCAGCCTACGGTGGTGCTACACCAGAGCAGTTGGCTATGGCTACTGCACAGGAAGAAGCACGTAACAGAGCGTCGTTGTCTGCTATACAACAGGCCCAAGCAGAACGTCAGCAAGCATTGGGTGAGGCGCAAGCCTTTGGTGGTTTGTTTGGTCAGCAAGCTGGTTTGTCAAGTCAGTTGCAGTCTCAGGCACAACAAAGAGCGGCACAGCTATCACAGCTTGGCTTGTCTGCAGAGCAAGTACAGTCACAGTTACAGTCAGAAGGTCTTGGAAGAGCTACTACTGCTGCTGGACAAGCTGCTCAATTGGCACAACTTGCTGGTGGTCTTCAGGCTCAGCAGGCAGGACTAGGCGCACAGTACGCTGGCTTAGGTGCAAACCTAGCAGGACAACAGCAGGCTCTGGATGCTGCAAGACAACAACAAGCACTACAAGCATTGACTGCTGGTCAAGGTCTACTAGGTGGTGGTCTTGGACTGCAACAGGCGCAGCAACAGTTGGGCATGGGTGCTCTTGCAGGTTCTTACCTACCACAACAGCAACTTCTGGCAGCATTGGCTCCCGGACAAACCGCTGCAGCACAACAGCAGCAAGCTCAGTTGTACGGCACAGGACTCTTTGGTGAGGCTACTGCTTCCGGTATTGATGCTCTGTTGGGTGCTAACTTGGGTAGAGCTAACTTAGTAGGTTCAGCAGGTACAGGACTCTTAAGTGGTATCTTTGATAGACGGAATTACGGAGAGTAATAATCATGGCTAGATTTGGTAGAGAATTTGTAAGAGCAGCTACACAACCTGCGT